AGTTACAGCACGCTTATATTTAGAAGAAGATGTATCTCCTCCTGTAATAAGAGCATAACAATCTTTTGTAACTGTAGATGATACTTTAAAGCCTTTAGCTTCGAGACGATCTGCTAAATCACCTCTTGTCATGTCTAGCTTACCTGTAATACATATCTTACGAGCAGGTGTTCCGACTGTTTCTTCAACTGTGACATTCTGTTCAAGTTGAAGAGGTAATGTTGTAACCCACTCTTCATTTTCGTCTAACCAAGATAAAACTGATTCAACAGTTGACGGTCCAATACCTTTTATTTCTGTAGTTTCAATGTCTCTTAGATTTCTGAATGCTGGAATCTTGCTAATTATTAGTTTAGAAGCAGTACGCCCAACTCCAGGAATGCCAAGAGAAGCAAGAACAATATCATAAGGTTTAGTTTTGGTTCTCTCAATCTCAGCCTTGACTTTAGCACCATTGGCGCCAAGTTTATCCCAGTTTTGATCATCAAAGATATCAACTGGGTGTGTTAGTCCCATTTTCTTAACAGAAGCAGGTCCTAATCCTTTTATATCAATCGTTTTAATAAAATGCTCTAAAACTTTTGATGTGTTTATATTATTCTTATCTGCCACCAGCAGTCTAGGACCATCTCGCTTTGTTTGCTGCCCAATAGTCTGTTCTGCGTGACTTTTTGTAATCTTTATGCCATGCTCAGAGTGTTGAACTACACCAATAAACTTTGGTATAACCCCTCCCGCACGTTCAATCTGAATTAAATCGCCTAACCCTAAATTGTGTTCTTCAATAATACCTACATTATGAAGAGTTACACGAGAGATAGTAGCATCATCGAGCACTACAGGAGAAACAACTCCTGTTGGATTTACAGTACCTGTACGACCTATTACCCACAAAACGTCTTGAAGAGTTGTAACAGCAATTTCTGTCATTCTTTGTTTAAGAGCTACAGCGAAGCGTGGGTATTTAGAAGTATATCCTAACTGCTTTGACTTTTCATAAGAGTTAGTACGATACACAATACCATCTTGTGGGTATTCCCAAGCGCGATCCTGTAAAACTGTAAAGAATCCCATATTATGTAGAATTGTCATGCGCGGTTTGTAGTCCATTTCTACGCCTAACCAGTCATGAGCAATAAAGTTAATATTTCTGTCTTTGAACTCATGTGCAGATTTTAAGCCTAATGCACCTGAGACATAGTTTCTAAAGTTTTCAACTTCATTATCAGTTACACACTCACCATTAACAACAACTTCGTCAAACTCTGTATCTATACGGTGTGGTACGCTCTTAATCCATTCAGCAAGATGAGTAACGTCTTCTCCTTGTTCGCCATTACCACGAGTTATCGCAAGTTTAAGTTTACCTCTACGATATACAAGGGTAAGATTAGAACCATCAATTTTGGGAAGCCTAACCTCCATCCAAGATTCAACCTCTTCTTCTCCTTCATAAATTTTACGAAGAGAGTATAGTTTGTAAGGATGTGATACTTTACCAGCTGCCCCACCTACGTGAAAGGTAGGTGAGTCATAATCACGCCACCCTTGAGCTTTTTCTATAGCTTCAAGAGTATCATATAACTGATCATACTCTGCATCAGTAATAGATGGAGCTGATAAATCATAATATTCATAATTATGTTTTTGGATAAGTTGTTTTAGTTCTTTGTAATTCATAGATAGAATATATCAGAGAAAAATAGGAAGAATCAATAGAAAACTTGCGGTACTACGAGTTTTCTACCATTTTAATTAAATCATCAAGATACCAACGAGCTTTTTTAAGATCTTCAAGCTGTTTTTCTTTGGCATCATGTTTAAGATTATATCGAGTAACATATTTAATTACATTGCCTTGTGAAAAACCCATATCCCAAGAATCAATATAAGTAGTAGTTTCAATTCCTTTATTATAGTGAGGTGGGTGGTTAACCATATCAGCTGTATCAGTATGGTCATTTATTTTCTGTTCTTCTGGAGACCGATATACACGTTCTCTTTTAGTTTTACCAAAATCTCTAGCATAAATAGTTCTACCTCCATCTGGAGACTCATATATTTTACTAGGTTTTACTATATCGTGGTGAGATAATGACTCTTTAATTTTTTGTTTTTGTTTCATTAATTGCTCCATACGTTTCCATTCACGTTCTTCAGCTTCNTCTGCNATTTGTTTTTGTTCTTCTTTAGCTTTTCTATCNAGAAATTGTTCATAGCTTTCNTAATCAGACATTCTATCTCCTACTTTGAGTGTGGTGGCATTTTACTTTCAATAAACCAAACATGNTGACGAAGTTTGGGGTGATACTTACGCATACGCAACTTNTGTGCNTTACGTAGTTGTGATAGTGTTTTAGCATGAACAAAGTGATAAGAAGCTGAATCTCNCTTCTCACCTTCNGGTATCATCCATACTTTATTAAGACGGTTCTTTTTTCCAGCCATTATTCTACCTTTTGTTTAATAGCATTAAGAAGTTTTTGAAGATTTTCTTTTTTATTAAGATTAACACCTTCAACTTCTATTTCTAATATTTCTTCTAGCTCACGAAGCATTACCTTTACAGTTTGAGATCTATCTTCTTCTTCAATAATAGGTTTTTCGTAAATCTTCAATTGAACTAACTTACTTATAACACTTCTATAACCTTTTGAGAAGTGAGAAGCTAATTCATAAACGTCTTTTTGGTTTTCTTCATTATATAACTTAATTAATTCAGCTTCTTGTTCATCATTCCAAGCTTTTATGCTCATTTTTTACTCCAGTTCTAATTCTAATTGCGTGCTCCAAACATAGCGTTGAGCTACGGCATCGCTTGCATCTTCAAGTAGGGGTATTAAAGAACTAACTTCATCTGCAGGAATAGAAAAACCAGATTTTGTAGGATACCATTGACCGGTATCACCATCCATCGAGTATTCTCTAATGTGTAGATATAGTTTTTCTCTAAATTCATTTATTGTTACTTTTACAGCGTTTCCGTTAGGTTTATGAAATGCTGTTCCAAAATCTATGTTCATAAGGTGACAATCTGTTCTGTGTTTATAAAATCTTTTAGCCAAGGGGTGACTGGGTAAGCTTTAAATACTTGTATTAAAGAATACCGAGTTTCAGTTTTTGAGTTATTTATCATACCGTGGGCTATAACATCTGGATCAAAAATAACAGACTGGCCTCGTTTTAATTTGATCTGTTCTAACTCACCATTGTTTTCAAATTGATAAATAAAATCATCGCTTTCAGTTAATGCCGTTAGTAACCTTAAATTATATTCCTCGGGATCGTTAATACCTAAATTATTATCATCTGTATGTAAAGGTGTATTATTACCTGGAAGTTGCCTGTGTATTCTGACTCTAGTGGTACGAATTTTAAAGTAATCTATTAAAGAGTTAAATAATTTATAGTAAGCTGTATAAGAAAAATCATGTGGGTGTTCTGTTTTACCTTCTCTATAAAAGTTGTGTATAGTTCCATCTATGCTCTTAATAGCAAGTGCATCCACATAATTAGCTAGATCATAATCTGTATGAGCTTCAAATATTAGCTTATCCCAGTGTTTAAAGCTATAATCAATTATTGTTTTCGGAATTGTAAGCATACAAATAATCCTTTATAACACTACCTTCAACTGGTCTATCTAAATAGTCTTTACCTAAAATCCATATATCAGGATTTTCTTCTTCTATTTGCGTACACCAGTTTTCGTAACATTCTTTTACTCCTGAGAGTCCTCTTAAATATTGAGCATTAACAGTATGAAAAGCATTACTCCACCAAATAATAGAGTTATCATCTTCTGTGATAGTACTTGTAATTTTTTCAGGGGTTTCACAAATATCACAATGAATATATGAATGTTTAAGGGTTTTATAGTGATCCCAATGATCTTTAATTGCTTTTTCAGAACCCCACCACTCAATTTCTCTCTCCCATAATTGTTGTCGAGTTAAGTGTTGAGTTTCATTACCTCCTGTTTCGTCTATCTGATACTTAGCAACAGCCCAGTCTAAAAAACTAGGGTAATCTTCGCCATCCCATTGTGTAACTAATAACTTTTTAAAAGCTAAAGCAGGCTTACTATAATCAAAATAAGTTATTTCAGTTTCTTCATTAAAACCAAAACGATTTAAAATCATATTGGGCTTAAAACTAGCAGCTACTGAATATAGCTTATTAATTGGTTTTTTTATAGTAACGTAGTCTAAATCAATATAGTTTTCTGTATTCCAAAAAAATACACATTTTGGGGCAAAACTAACAATATTGTTAATCCAAGATAGTTGGTTTTCTAATTCTGCAGCACTAGTTGTAGGATATATGTATTGTTTTGACTCTCTAATTTTAGGATGAAAGTTAAATACTGTAAGATCATTTTGTAGACTAACATTTATGAAGTTCCAACCATCTACTAAAGGTGTACAAATAGTAAGTTCTTCTGTAGGACGCAATGATAAAGGAGTATAGTCATCATGTATGTCTTTAGCATGCCTATTAGCTTTTATTACAAACTCTTCTTCTTTAGTCTTTTTTCCAAAAACAGGTTTATCAAACTTTTCATAATATTTTAGGTTAACTAAAAGACATTGTTTGTGTAAACCAAAGTAACCATTTAATCCTTCTGGATTATTTTTATTCTTTTTTGATTTATCAATAATATGACCAGTTATAAAGAAATTTTGTTCTTTTATCCATTTTTCAATAAAACTAAAAAAAGAGACATCTTTAATTACGTGACCAATAGATTGAACTATACAATAGTCAACACCGTGCTCTAACGCCTCATCTAACACATCATTAATATTTTGCTTTACAATAATGGGTCCAAAATATTTGAATCTTGTAAAAAACTCTGTTATTTCTTTTCTTTTTTCATCTACTGATAAATTATTATGTCTAGCGTCATCACAGATGCCGACAACATAATTTTTATTTATACCCATTTTTCTCATAGCTTTTAACTACTAGATCCTTAAATTTATTAGTTTTTACACCGTGTACAATGATGTGATATCTATCTTCATCGCTATCATTAATATACGCATGCTCGTTACCCACGTCTAGCATCATAGCTGTTCCAGGTTTAAAAGGAACAAATCCTTCATGACCTTTCATTTTCATTTTACATCCTTTAGGGTGATTTAGAGCCATATTAATAGGAGCTAGTCTAGAGTCAAATGTATCAGTGTGAGGAGTTATAAATCCTCCTGGCTCTAATAACATAAATCGTACTCTATAGTATGACGAAAATGGAAACGTTTCTTTAAAGAAAGACACTGTATTAGGACACAATCCTGAAATTTCTGTCCATCTGTACGGTGTTTCTTTGTTAGATTTATATCCATACTGTTCAAAATGGTTTGTTTTCTCTGCAGAGATTCCATGAATTGCTAAACTACGCCAACCCTTATGTCTGTAGCCTCCAACCCCGTCTTGATCACGGTGTTTTACAAATCTATCTTTTAATGCTATAGCTTCTTTTAGCATAGTTTCATGATTAAATTCAATATCAAGCTTTAACCAAGGTAGGTTACTCTCATTTACTATCCAGTCAAAGTCAGTCATAAATATCTAATAAATCCTCATCAAACGCAAAACTAGTCCCACACCCACAAGAAGCTTTAGCACCGGGATTTTCTACTTTAAGTAACTTATTCATCCCTTTATCTTCAAGATCAATAGTAGTTCCATATAAAAACTGTAATGACTCACGATCTACTATAGCAGGTGGAGATTCTGAAAATTGAATATCTTCTGTTCTAACCTCAGTGTCTACATCAAACCCGTAGTTAAATCCAGAACAACCTCCCCCAGTAACACCAAAACGAAAGAACTGCCCTTCTTCTAAGTTTTGAGAGATAAAAATTCTGGCTTTAGAAGTAATATCAGGTAACTGCCCTGAGTAAGATTCATCAATAATTGGAGCATTTCCGTGAAAATCGTCTAATACTCTATCTGCAAGAGAAGTTGTTTGTGTAGAAACATCTTCAAGTTCTGCTTCAAGTTCTTCAAACCACTTATCAATATCTGTGTCGGATAGCTGGTACTTTTCTTGCATCTACGTCCTCTAAAACTTTCGCATAAGAATTAACAACATTATCCCATGTATTAGACATCTCAAGATTATCTAGTTTAGAAAAATGCTGTTTTTTATCGTGTGAATGATAAATATATTGTAACACTTTTGTTAAAGATTGTCCATCAGGCTCATTCATAAAAGTGTGAGAATTCATCATAGTAAAAGCATCTCCTGGTTTTTGGGCGAATACTTGTCCTGAAGTAATATCTACTGCTTTAGGATTAGTTTGTATACGTAATCCTACATCATTAGGTATAAAGTCTTCGTGCGGTCCTTTATCTGGTAATATTGGTAGACAACCGCTTGCAACAGCTTCTTGGATATGCATACCAAAACCTTCTGCTCTATAAGGGTGTACTACTACTTTTGAAGCAGTAAATAGACCTGCCATTTCTTCGTCAGTAAGAGTATCATCAATGTAAATAACTTTTGCGCACTCTGTTTTGTATTGCATTTTAATAAGTTCATCAAGAATATTATTTTTCCCATAAATTTGTGGAGTATCCTTAATAATTAGTCTTGCATTATCATATGCTTTAAAACATTTATGCCAAGCATTGATTAATAAGTCTAGTCCTTTTCTCCATTGAGGATTACCAACATATACAAAGTTAAACTTGTTAGGATCAATGCCATATTTAGTTAGAGGTTTTGCAGATTTATTAAATACATCCTCATTATAACCATTTGCAACAGTAGTAATACGATTTGGATTTAATCCACCTCTTATAGCAATATTTCTTATATAGTTTGAAGGAACAATTACATGATCAGCAAAAGTTTCCCACTTGTGTTGCCACTCAAAAGGGAGTTTTGGGTATTCCCACGGTTGAATATAGACAACTTTAGTTCCATCCCTTGGAGGCCACTGCCAAATTGGTGGATAAGAGTGTCTAAGTTGTATATTAGCTCCTGTCCTAGGTAGCTCTTTGCCTGCAAGTTCTTTAAGATTTTTGACTACATCTTTACTTAGTCCATGTGCTGGATCATAAGAATCTAAAGAAGTTAGATACACATCGTGATGTTTTGCTAAACCAATAGCAATATTACGGTTAATAATAGTTAATGAATGATTATCATAAAACTTTCCTACAATTTCAACTAACACTAGTAAGCTCTCCCTAAGTTTTGTTTAATATATTCTTCTACATGCTCTGAAGGAACAGCGAACAGACTTGGCCACTGTGCTTGTCCTAACCCCGATGTTTTGAAGTCTTCAAGCTCGTGATAGTTATCCCAAGTTACTTGTGACCATATCTGATAAAATGGATCTTTTTCGACTAAATCAGAGTGACCAATGTTATGAATTTTTTCATGAAGTTCTTTTTCAGGACGACAAAGGCTCCAGTGAAGAGCTACAAGAGGTGACATAATACGATTATTTCCTGCTGCAGATTTGTCAGTCCAACGAGCATATGTAAAAGTACTATCTTTTGATGTGACAACTCCTTGATTTTCACCAAAAAATGGAGTTTCGTCTTTATTTGTAATAACTAATGTGTGAGACTTATCTTCCTCATCAGTAACAACTTTATAAGGAGTTGCCCAGGTCATGCAAATATCAACTTTATCAAAGTAAGGTTCTACAATTGGACAAAAATCATAAAAAAATGATTTTGCGTTAACTAGCATCTCATCTGCATCGAAAGAAAAGATCCAATCATTAGAACATTGAGCTTTAAGAAAATTTCTTTCAAAGTTATCATTCTCAATCGCAATTTCAGATTGATGAAAATCTTCCTCGATAATAGATATCTTACCATCTCCATCAATTTGAGAAAGCTCTGCCCAAAGAGCTTCTTCATTAATTGAAAAAGAATTACCACTCCAAGTCATGCGATCTTTATCAATTCCTAGCATAATTTCATCTACATAATTATAGTAGCGTTTAATTGAGTTAGGTAAAAACCTATTAGCATCATAACTAATTAGGCTTATAGCTGATTTTTTTAACATTTATTCCTCACTTAGAAGTAGTTTTAGGAGTTGCTTTTACTGGTGCTACTGGCTTAGAACTAACAGCTTTCTTTTTCATACCGTAAATACGAATTCCACTAAAATAATGAGACGCATCACTCATCCCACCCGAGAGACGTTTTTCTTCCCAAAGAGTTGAGAATTTATCTTGATGTTTTAACATAGCTTCATTTAGTTGGGTAGCGTGCATAGCATTAGATTGTTGTGAAAAAATTACAACAGATTCTGGTGTTAATGCTGGAAGTATTTTTTCAAAAAATGCTTCGTAAATTTCTCTATTAACAGGAGAAACATCAAAGAAACAAACATCAAATTTTGGTTTACCAGACCAATCAATTTCTTGAAAGTCTGATTCAATCATTGTAACAGTATCTCCGTTGATTACATCTGGCGCTAATCTGTAAGTATTAAGATTAGCTTCAAGTTGAGATTTCATATTATCCCATATATACCCCTCTGGAGCCCATTTATTTGCTTCGCGGTCATCATACTTAAAATTATCTACACCATATGCAGTTATATCGTTTCCTCGCATAGCTGCAATAAGAGTGGCTCCTTTGTATGTGCCAATCTCTAAATAGTTATGTTTACCTGCTGCATTGATATTATTAATTAAATGCTTTAATCTACGTGATGATAGTCCAAAAATATCACGTTCTCTTTCTGATAGTTTTGATCTTTCGCTATCAGCTTCTTCAAGAGCAGCTAATACCCAGTTGTGAGTTACTTTACTCATTTATTTCTCCTTAAAATGTGGTTATCGATTAGAAAAAAAGGAATACAGATTATAACTAATAAAATCCAAAATACAATAAGTGGGATAGTCCATAAAATTGTAATTATAAACCCTAACCAAGCTATTACTGTTGTGAGCGGTCCTGCTTTTCTTTGTGTTTTTATAATTGCTTTTCCTAATTCATCTTTTGTTATAAACACTCTATCCATTTTTTATCTCCTTGTCCAGCGATTTATAAAATTTTGAGTTTGCCCATTTCGTCTGGAG